TAAGTTTTTCCATTAACAACAGGTAATCCGCCCTGTGCATCAACTTCATTTGTCATAATAAATTTGCCTGTTTTCCTTCCGGCAATGTCTGTCCAATCAGTAGCACACAACATTCCATATCCATTCAGATAAAGAAAGGCAACGCCATTATCAGGAATGGGAATTTTCTTGCCATCTTTATATATAAATTTATGATGTGCGTCCTTCTGTACTGTCTGTATTTCAAATGTTTCTCTGATTTTTTCGCTCATATAATTTCCTCCTTAATAAAAAAAGAAAGCCTTTAGCTTTCTAACAATAATTATTTAACCTCTAACCGATAACAAAGTGTAGCCATTTGTATAAGAACTACCTATTCTAAACCTTTCAGTATTATAATTAGTCAAAGTAATACCCGAATTACATAATAGCGTCAAATCTGAATAAGTTAGTCCTGTTGATTTATAAATGCAAAAAGTATTACCTACACATGCAAATATATATCTTATGGAATTTTCTTCTGCGACATCTGAATAATATCCATAATCATAACTAAATGAGTCATCATCATCACCATAACTTACACCGTTATTAAAGCGTGATAATATATTATCCATAGGAAAGTCGAAAGTTAATACAAACATTCCAAAACTATATTTTGTATGATCGCTACCAACAAACAAAGTATATCCGTTTGCATATTCTGTATCTATATACAAATAACTACTCCCATATCTATATATTTCTGTAAGAATTCCGTTTAAATGTTTATAGATAACAAAATAAGTATTGTAATAACAAAATATGTAATATGATGTATTAGCTTCACTTAGATATGTGTCGGTGTCTAAAGTTACAGTTCCAGCGGTGCTTGAATCAATTCCTACCGTTGTTATCAATGTTGAATTTAAAAAGGCTTTTTCTAAGTCAACTCCACCTGCTGCTAACATTCTTCGTCTTTGCTTCATCATGAGCCACTACCTACCTTTTGAGCAATAACAACGCTATCTTTAATTGATATCTCCCATGTTTCACCATTGCCAAATGTAGGCGCATAACCTATGTAGCTTGATGTTGGTAATGTAATTGTGATAGTACCTTCTGACGCAGTTGTAAGCTTAATCCAACATTCAAAGTTTCCTGAAGGATATGTAAATGTCAGCGTAGTTACATTTGTTAATTCATACTCTGTATTATCAGCCAATGTTATACTTGTTCCCGATGTAATCCTTGAAGGAACATCTAATTTGCTTGTATCTCTTGGGTGTACATGGTCTGCTCTTGCGTAATTCGTTGATGTCCCAACTGCTCCAACACCGTCCATTTCAGGAGTAGTGCTTGAAGCATCGTCTGTATCAAGCGCACCTACATCATCAGCGGTAAGAACAATATCATTGTCAAGCGAATAACCGTTTATTGTTCTTGTCTGAGGAACACCACCAGAGATAACATTCAAGTCTACGTAACGCTTTGTTGCAGGCTGATAATCCGATGTCGGAGTAAAAGCCGTTGCATTAGTTTTAGTCAATACTGATGTTGTGTCTGCTTTAGTATCTATATCTGTTTCAAGCGTTGATGTTCTACCCTCAATGTCAGCGTTAATAATGTCCTGTGCATCTGATATTGCATTTACTTTCGGAATGATGACATCAAGTGCTAATTCATCAAATATTCTTTGAGCGGTTGCAGCAGCCATTTGCATTGGATTGTCTTGTACTCGTACACCTTTTTCGGCATAATCACTTTCGCTTATTTGTGGTAAAGCCATTTATTCATCACCCCTTATAATTTCCATTTTCCGTGAACTCTACGCCGATTGAGTAAATTCCAAACGGCTCATATAGATTTTCGTTTCTAAATGAGAATCGAACTTTGTCAATTCTCTTAATCCTTATCTTGTGCCCTATAGTTCGTGGCGTCATATCCGACGAAAAATTTATTTTAGAAAAGTCTATATAAATGAAATTGAAATACTGCGCCTTTGTACCAGTATCAAATAATTTGCTCCATATACCTTTTACAAGCGAATATGCTTCATATCCTGTCGCAATTGCTGGTGCTAATGAAACAGAAAGAAATCTGAAATTCTTTTTCTTATAGAACACATCACCATCTATTGCCGGTGTATCCCATCTAGCAGATATAGCAACACCATTGTCACTATACGATGTCTGGCTCTCCTTGTCGGTGTAGAATTTCATTATTTTACCGTCTGATGTACCAAAACAAAGCGTATCATCTTCTTTAAATAGCACGTTTATACCGGATATTTCCCAATAATAACCCTCGTATTGATATGAAGAATATGGACTGTTCTTTTCATATGTCTTTTGCAGAGCGTCGAGGATATAAACTCTTGTGGCTGTTGCAAGCACATAAAAATCTTTAAATACAATAGCGTATGAGCTTTCCAAATCCTCATTAGCCAATGCGCCATCTAGGTAAAACGACCGTCTTTGTGTGTATTTCTCCCCTGTAATATCCTGTGCAGTAATAGCAAAAATTCCTAACTTTGTAGCAAATAAACTCTCATTGAGATATGCAAAATTAAACTTCCCAATTGCTCCCTCGCCCTGTATTGTATTCATTGTATAAAAGTTGTAGGTCGTAACTCCGTCATCATCGGTGCTTTCTTCACCATATTGCATTATAACGTTGCGTCCGTCCTCCCCTGTACTTTTATGTACAGCGAGATAATTATTAACTAGCGAATAGCCGACAATAGCAGAATTGTCTTGGCCTACAACATTGTAGCTTAAATCAGGGAAATATGTTGCATCGTTTTGTTCAGAGTTCCATTCGTAATTTGGAAAGTCTGAATTGCCACTCAAAAACAGCATATTAGAATTTCCCTTTACACCGTATAGAGTGGCAATCGTACACTTGTTTATTTTGTCTGCATAGCCTTCTGAGGTCTTTTTTGCAGTAACCTTAATATTGTCCGTTCCACTCACTTCTGGAGCGTCAGGGGCAGTTGTAAAGGTTATCTTACCATCTGTATAGTTAACTGTATAATCAGTTGTTTCAACCCAATCACCATTACTGTCAAGTAATTCGATATAAATATAATCATCGTCTAAATCAGTTAATGGTAATTGGAATTCTGTGCTTGTACCATCACCATAGCAATAAACTATAAATTTAGGCTGTAACAAATTAAGATTTTCTAGCTTTGTGCCGCCACCTTCGGCAGGAACAGCAATATAGAATTCAGGGATATAAGCAACATCAGACACTTTTTTAACTTGATATGTGCTGTCAAATTCGCCATATACAAGAAATGTCTGCCCATCAAGAATATACAACATACTTTCAAATTGCACGGCAATAGAACGTGTTTCATTCATATCCGAGTAAACAACATCGTCACCGATATAAAGGTCCGTACCAACGTGAACAAGCCTTGTATCGCCTAAATGATGAACGCCATAGATAACCCCGGTATAAGTCTTGTCAAGGTAGTATCCCATTCTTTTACGAACTTTACCGGGAACATCACGTATCATGTTAGGAGCTTCGGGACTTCTATTCATGGCTACATTTGCCGGGGCATTAGTTAAGTCAACACCTTTGAAATTGTCTATTGTGGTTATCGTCTTGTCTATTGCCGTTGGTACAGCCATTTGTCTCATGACCACCACCCCTTAGTATCAATAAATTCTCCGCTTGATTTTGTAGGTTTATTAGCTTTAATATCGTTAAGCATTGCAGAAAATTCATTCATATAAATAGTTGATGTTGCTATATCATCTTCTTTGTATAGTTGTCCTGCCATATACGATGGCATAAGATTTACAACCTCAGGAACTAACGGAAATTCATAATCATCTGATGTTTCCTCCGTAATCTCTTGCGGATAAGCGTCATAATATATGGTCCATGTACCTTCTGTTTCGCCATTTGTCACAATAACATCTGTATTTTCCATTACATAATTTGTAGCCTTGCCATATGTATCATCATTCTGAAAATATATCTCATCTGGCTGCAATGAGTAATAATCAGCTATTAAGCTTTTCAAATCATATCGCTTGTATCCTGTTTCTGTGCCGTCTTGCTCAATTTCATACTTCTTTGTAATGTGTCGTGCGGTTGTAGCAAGATAATTCAAGCAAGTATTAGCCGCATTCGGCATTGCTGACAAATACGGCGTTGTTGTATCATCTATAACTATATCGCTTGTATCGGCACTAAATAATTTTTGTAATGTGGCTAGTTTAACATCTTTCCATTTCATAAAGCATCACCGCCTTATGAGATAGTTGTACCTGTAAGTCCTGCGCCTACAATTGCAGCTGCTCTCCAGTTGTTAAATCCTGCACCAAATCTTGCTCTGCCTCCCCAAATATTTGCATCTGTATTAGGATCAATAGAACTCTTAACAGTAAGTGCAAGTCTGTCTACCCACGGCATACACATATAGTCTTTGTTAAACTGGCTATCAAGCATAATAAAATAAGGACTTCCGCCAATAGTTTTAGGAAGATAATTCCAAACACAAATATTCCATAAGCCTGCTTGGAAGTTAATCGCATTATTTGATGTAGCATAGTCAAGGTCCGAACCTACCGCTGCAATAACTGCTCTCTTTAATGCGCCTGAATTAGGAATAACAATAGTGTCAGGCGCAACATTAAGGATATTACCATCATCGTCTGTAAACTGCTGCATTCTTGCTTGAACCTCGTCCATAATAGACTGTGAAAAAGCATTAGAGAATATATTAGACTGATTTGTCGTATTGCCTGTGATTGAAGGGTGAGAAGTTGAAAACATTGCTACGCCATCAGCAGACTTAGTATTATATGCTTTGCCATTATAAGTCACGCTTGTACCAACGCCACCAGCTAAAAGACTTGCTCCAAATATTTCACGAGATCTACCATAGCTTGTAGCAAATATATTGGCTCTAGACTTAATCTTGCCGATTTTAGCGTCCTCGACCATTTCCTGAGTAACTTCAAAAGATAATTTCCATGTAGTAGGCTCTATAGTTGTGTTATATCCTTCACGCATTGAAGATTTAGGATAAACGCCGTTTTCGCCAACATCTTCGAAATTTCCAAGTGCTGTTTCTGATGTATATTTCTCTGCGTAATTTTTAGTTTTATCCATATAGAAAATTTTATCTATCATAGATGTTTCCTGAAAACTTTCTACGTTCTGTTCAATAATTGCTTTAATGGGCGCTTGTGACTTGCCGAATACGCTATCATTTAAGCCACTACCCTGTGAATAAATAATACCCATAATTTAATCCCTCCCTTATGCGAAATGTCCAACAACAGTTGAATTTGTTGTTGCACCATCTGTTTCGTCGATTGTAAATACTCCGTCCGTTGTTGTTGCGGTTACTGTAAGTCCATCTGTATGTAATGTTACCGCTGATCCAATTAATGTAGCTGCCACTGTTGCAGTTGATGTTGTTTCAAAGTGCGTTGTAACCAATACAGGTATTACCGCTAACTTTCCATTGGAGTCTGCTGTGGCACTCATAGCAATGTATTGTGGTTTAGCTGTTGCGCCGCATTTTGTCAATGCACCACTTGATAATACAAGAGCCTCGCCGATTGTATATGTTTCTTCTGATGTAACTGGCAAACGATGAAGAATTGGTTCAACATCTGCAACGTCACGATATTTTACTGAAAACATTTATTCATTCCTCCTTTAAATTCGTTTCTTATAATCTTCAAGTATCTGTTTTGCTGTCCAATCAGGGAAAAACTGTTTATAAACTTTCATTTCCTCGTCTGGCACTGTTACTGCTTCTGCCGAATTTCCTCCAACTGCTTTTTGATGTGATTTATTTTGCTGATTGGTAATAGTTGCCTGTTTTACTGCTGATGTTTTAGCCGACATAATCTCGTCCATATGAGCCAATTTATAAGCCTTTTCAAAAGTCAAGCCCATATTGATATACTGAGCAACCTCGCTGCCGTCCTTGATATCTTCAATTTTTTTGATTTTGCATGATGGCATTTCGGCATTGAACTTATCAATGTCAGCCTTAAGCATTGTCATTC